TCATTTTTCCCACCTATAAAAAATATGGTCTGCAACCTCAACGGTTTTCTTCTTTTGTTTTCTCCAAGCAGGGTACACATAATCTGCATGATAATGTGTTGCACCCTCTGTAAAATCTACAACGTCTAAGTGACCATACACTAAATCTTTTGATATGTCAAGTAATCTACCATAAGTAGTTGGTTCTTTTGGGTCATCACTTTTACCATCACAAAACCAACTAAACTGACATCTATTTCTAATTGGAACTATCTTACCTTTTTCTTTCAACCACCATTTACTTATAGGCCCTTGTTCAATAACTCCACATATAGTGTTGGGAAATCTTTCATCTTTTACACGATTCATTACAACTAATGAAACTGCAAGTTGTCCAGCAAGTCCTTGATTTCTTGCTTCAAAATACATATTCTTTGCAAGACAAGTTGCTTCTGTAAGTCTAAATTTATCAACCTCTGGACTCTCCACAGCGGTTGTTGCAACCATAAATGATACTAATACTTCCTTAATCATTTTACTGTCCACATAGAACCAAATGCATCAAGATATTCTGCATTTGAAGTTTGAAGAGTCACATAATCACCAAAGTAACTGTCGAATACTTTGAGAAGATTTATGTAATTACCACTTTGCATCTCGTCAAGTATTTTACTTGAATCTAAACTTAGGTCTTTTGCAAACGCTTTAGCTTGACCCATGAGAAAAAATGCATTACCTTTTTCTCCATCTATATTGATAATTATCCTATCAGAGTTTGTTTTTTCAATTGTCATATTAACCCCCTAAATTAAAAAACCATAATAATAATGCACCTATAAAAACATAAGGTGCAAGCATCCAACCAAGTCTAACAGCGCCTGTGATTACCATAAACACAATACCAATAATAAAACCTAGTATAATAAGTGGATATAAAATATCCCATGCAAGTTGCCATTCCATTAGACTTTCTCCCAACCGAATGATGCACATTTATATTTTGTGTTTCCAATCAATACAAAATCACCAACACTTGTACTTCTGCAACCTTTATCAAATATTGGAAAAGTTGGAATAACCATATCACCTTTCCACCAAGGTACATCAATTGTGTTTGTTAACTTATATGCAACTTCACATTTTTGAATATCATCTAAATCTTTATCAACTTTAACAAATGCAACTGTCAAAGGGTTCTTTTCAAAAGAACTATGTATAACTGCAACATCCATATATTCTTTAGCATCTCTCATATTTAACTCACTTTCTTTAGATTATTAACTTCTTCATCTTGTAATTGTGACTCAATCATTATTGTGATGTCATTTGCAAGATGAGGCCACTTCTTAACTAAGGTCGAAACAAATGTTTCTCTTTGACCCATATCCATTTGTGCAATAGACTCAACTGTTAAATCTTCTATCTTCATTATATACCTCTCTGTTTTTTATATTCAATTAATAAACTCTCTTGTAACTCATATGCCTCTTTTTCCCAAGGCAGATTGTAATAATCAATACCAATATGTGTTTCACCTTTCCATCTCATTTCAACACCGTTAATATCTTTTAACTCTTTCTTGAAATACTGTTTGACATGAACTAACTCATGTAACACACAAGTAATAAAATCATCACCTTTTTGTCTTTTGTCAATCTCGACACAACAATATTTTGGTTCTTGTTCATAACACCAACCATTGACCTTACCGTCAATATCTAATAAATCAATCTCAATAGTATAAGATTTAAATCTTTTGAAATACTTACTTGAAAACCAATTGACAATATCTTGAACTAATAATTGTTGTTGGTGTTTTCCACCATCAATTTGAACATATTTTTCTGTCATCTTTTTTCTCATTACATATACAATATACCATTGTTTTTAGAACAATGTCAAGTCAATTTTTAAGTCTTTGTTTTTGTTGGATTTTTTTGAGGATAAACAAAAAAAATGGGGGGTCATAACCCCCCAGTTTCCCACGATTCGCATCATGTTATAAATCACCATTTTTGTTCATTACATACATTCCACGAGTCATGAAAGCAATACTCAGCGTTGCATAAAGGAATAATTGAGAGAGAGAGGAGTCTATTCCATCACACCCAGCTGCTAGTACTGCAAACATCATACCGATAACAAAACTAATCATAATATACCTCGAATCAAATTCATTTCACTATTATGTTGTACCATAATTTTTTTATATTGTCAAGTCACTCAGATTTAACTCGTAAAGTTCTTAACAAATCTCTATACTCTCTTATCACCATCAAACAATTTGGAATATCATGTCTATAGTTTACCCAATGAGGTTTATGACTATCTTTCCAAGTATGATTATCTGCACTCATAAGATTTTCAGATAACTTCTTTTCTAACTCAGTAAGTTTTTCTTCGTCATAAAACATTAACTTGCTTTTACATAATCAGAGTTCCAACCAAAAGCTGTCTTTACAACTTCGTGAGATAACCCTTTATATTTTTGATGTAAAATTTTATCTTTTGCATAAACTAAAACTTCTGCTTCATCTCTATGCAAACCCTCTAACATTTGAATATACATATTTTCTTTTTGAGCTCTAGGTGTAACATTGTCTGCACCTTGAATAAAGTGATATAATCTTTTTGCTTCTTGACTCAATAATGTATGTTCAGTTCCATCTGGTGCATCATTAGGTTTGTAAGGAACTGCACCCTCTGGTAATACCCATTTAATTTTTGGGTCGAAAGATGATTTAATTACCATTCTAATTGCTTCACTATCATTTTCTTTCAGAATAGAAATCTTCTGTGCTTTAGTTTTTGCTTTATGCACTTTTGATAATACCTCTGAAATAAGTGGTGTATATGTTTTAATCGCCATTAAAAATCTCCAATATTTTCCATTAAGGATTTAAGTTTATTTCTTATAAAATAATTTAGTAAGTCTTTACGACTACCTATTTTTGTGTTAAGAAAAGTATCAATACAAGCTTGTCTTATATTATCTGGAATATAAGATAAGTCTATGAGTGTTCTATTCCTCTGATAGTTTCTTAACATATTTTCATCACAAAAATCTTCTGGTTGTAATTCTATCCAAGTTTCAAGTTTTCTTTTTGATATAGGTCTTTGTCTTAACTCATCTACAAAAGTATTATCTGGTGATAAAAAGTTTGGAACTCCATCACTTCTATCACCTTTTAAGATATGTTCTTTTATATAAGATTCTGGACACTTACCGTTTACAAATTGTTTTTGAATAGGACTATATTGAGATACAAAATTATACTTTTGTAACTGAATAAAATCCTTGTCACTTGATAGTATCAAAACTTTTTCGTAATTCTTTGGTTCTTTTGCAACATGAAAAACAACAGATGCAATGATATCATCTGCTTCTGCATTTTCTACTTCTAAAACTTTGTATGGGAAATATTCTGTAAGTTCATCACGAATCATATGTAAAGTATCAAAAATTTTATTCCAATCTAACTTTGATTGTTTTCTATCTTTTCGTCTTGAGAATTTGTAATTGGGAAAATATTCTCTTCTCCAATTTACTTTGTTATCATAACAAAGAACTAGTTCTCCATATTCATTTACAAATTTAGTTCTGTAACTTCTCAAAGAATTTAGAACCATATGTCTTACAAAGTCTGGTTCTACATTTTTATTTCCACCAAGTTGTACCATCAAATTTGATAGTGTAACTTGATTCATATCAACTAGTATCATCTTCCTTATCGTTATCTGACTTAGTAACGCCTTGTAGTAAATTAAAATCAACCTTAGTTACAATAGTATTATCTTTATTTACTTGAGTTTGCACTATGTCATCAATGAAATCTTGAATAGGGTGTTTAAATCCAACATCACGATATAACATACCTCTAATCACTTCATTAACAAAACTCATATCACCAACAAATTTTTTACTTTTTATATCAATACCATTTTCACCAAGATTGTGAATCATAGTAACAGTTAAACCCTCTGCAAGATTATCACAGAAATCTAAATCCTCTGCAACTCTACTAGGGTCTACGTTCACTATTTTAGGAACTTTTTTACCTCTAAATTTTTTTGGAAATTTAATGATATTATCGTTCAATATCCTAACTCCTGCCTTCTTTTTTCCATCTTCCTTTGGAATCTACGAGTACCAGCTGCTTTTGCTCTTCTTCGTTTCTCACCTCTTGTGGTGTGATGTGTTCTTTCACGCAGTTCTTGAAAAAGACCCTCTTTCATAAGTTTCTTTTTCAAAATTCTAATTGCACCATTTATATCATTATTACGAACATAAATCTTCATGCTCGGTTCTTTAGCGTTTTTATCACGCCTTTTAAAATTTCTCATAGTTATCCTTTTAATTATTTAGTAGGATAGTATCAGATAATTCTTTATTTGTCAAGTACGTCTAATGCAGTTAAGTATGCATTTTCGTCAAACCCACCTATGTGCCAATCATACTCTTCAGTAGGAACATATCCATCTTTCCAATTGTAAACAGTAAATACAGTTTTATCTTCATCTTTCATCTCAATAGACCATGATGCATTTACTTTTTCATAAGGACTTGCATCATATGAAGTAGGTTCTCCTAATACTTTTACAATCTTATCATAAGTTGTTTTCACAACACCTTGAAAGTGAGTTCCATTTACGTCAATAGAATCACAAGCAATAAAATTTTTAGACATACTTAACATCTCCTTTTCCAATACCAACTAACAACTCAAAAAACAAATCTTCCCATTCGTCTTTCTTTTCTTTGACGTAATCAAATGCATAAACATTATCTTTCGCCCATTTGACAGCATCTTTTGCATTATCAAACTCACCGACTTTACCCATTTTATTGTTTTGGGTATAAACAATATATTTCACAGATTTCATATCTTTTTCTCTTTCATTAATTTTTTTAACTTTTTAATCTTTTTAAGAGCTTGTTTTTCATAAAACAAAGAAGAACTTAAATAGATTGCTCTTTCTAAATCTAACTCAATCATTTCCATTAACTTTTCCATACTCTCTCCTATTAACTAAAGTGGTCAGCAGTTTCAATTGCAAAGATTTCATCTTTTGCAATCTCAACACCCATGTTACCAAACTTTTCTTTGATGGTAGTCATCAAATCTTCTTTTGTCTTGATGTTTGCATCAGCAACAAAATTACCATCTTCATCAAAAAAGTCCCAAACTGTTTCTTGAACATCCATCATAAAGTTTTTTATCTTACTCATATTTTCTCTTTCTCTCTATTGTTACTCTATAGTTATACATTGTTTTGAGAACATTGTCAACCCCCAATAAAAAACCCTTGTAAATCAAGGACTTACAAGGGTGCATATTTTTTAAAGTTTTGCGAATCGGTGCGAATCACCGAATCACTTTTTTTTAATTAAAGGGTTATTAGATTCAAGTATTGGTGTACCGATTCCAATTGGTAATGGTCTTGTTGGTTCAAACTTTGGAAGTAAAGGTAACAATACTAAAAAGTGAAAAAAGTAATAAGCAGTTGCAATCCTACTTAATACAACATATATTCCCTCAGCAGGCATTGCACCAAGATAACCAAGTGCAATACAATCTAAAAATAATATCCAAAAGAATATTTTATATAACGGTCTAAAATTAGAACTTCTGATTGGTTGTCTATCTAACCAAGGTAAAATAAACAAAACCATAATTGCACCAAACATAAAAAGAACACCACCAAGTTTATCTGGTACAGCTCTTAATATTGCATAGAACGGTAAGAAATACCACTCTGGAACAATATGTGGTGGTGTAACCATTGGATTTGCTGGAATATAATTATCTGGATGACCCATGAAGTTTGGAAAGAAAAATACTGCTGCTGAGAATAATGTTAAAAATATTCCAAGTCCAAACAAGTCTTTTATCGTATAATATGGATGAAAAGGTATTGTGTCTTGTTTACCTTTTACATCTATTCCAATAGGATTATTAGAACCAAACCTATGTAATGCAATCAGATGTAATATAACAACACCTACGATTACAAATGGTAATACAAAATGTAAACTAAAGAATCTATTTAATAACGCATTATCAACACTAAATCCACCCCACAACCATGTAACAAATTGTTCTCCAACTAAAGGTATTGCACTAAACAAATTAGTAATAACCGTAGCACCCCAAAAACTCATTTGACCCCAAGGTAAAACGTAACCCATAAATGCAGTTGCCATCATCAGTAATAATATTAGTACACCAAGTATCCACAGAAGTTCTCTTGGTGCTTTATATGAACCATAATATAGTCCACGAAATATGTGAATATATGTTACTATGAAAAAGAAACTTGCACCGTTCATATGAATATATCGAATCAACCACCCATGATTGACATCTCGCATGATTCTTTCTACAGAGTCAAATGCATAGTCAACATGAGCAGTATAATGCATAGAAAGTACTATTCCAGTTATTATCATAATAACTAGAGTAATACCACTCAGACTACCAAAGTTCCACATATAATTAAGGTTCTTTGGTGTCGGATATTCGGTGAGTTCGTGATTGAGAAAACTGAATAAACCAAGTCTATGGTCTATCCAGTTAACTACTGGATTCTTAAATTTTTTCTTAGACATCAGATATACTTATGCACCATGTCCATAAGTATCATAATCCCAATCAGATTTAGACTGTTTTTGTTCACTTATATATTCGTTTTCTTCTTCTGTGTAAGGCCACATGATTATCTCCTAGAATAGTAAACTTTGACCAGTTATAAATCCACCTAAAAATGATAAAGACCAAATCAACATTATATAGTATTTTAACATTTTTATTACTTCTTTCCTAATGAATCTAACTTATCATCATATAGTTTATTTGTCAAGTCATTCATTTTATCTAAATTATAGTTTAACTCTTTGTTTTGAGTTACAGCCATAATCGCTGGTAATTGATGAATTATCTCTCTATTCGCAGATAATTGTCTACTTCTTTGTAATTGAATGATTGTTTTTTGAAACCATAAACTGATTGATTCACATATTTTGCAAGTCTCTACATAGACTGCCGTTGCAACTGACATCTAAATTCTCCTATTTATTAATTTTTGAAAGTGTAAGTTTCCTTACTATTATATTTATATAAGAAATTATGTTTTGATTTGGAATATTATTATTTCCATTTGGGAAACTATTTAGTCATTTTAAAATGGTTTTTAAGTGTAATTTTACTTGGTTTCTTTTTTGACTTTTGAACAATTGACTCTTGTGCTTTTGTTGCTTCTGATTTCATTTTTGCTTCTAATTTTGCTTTTTCATCTTGTTGTTGCCATCTGGTTTTTTCTCTGGTTGATAATTGTGATTGAAATCTTTGTCTAACCTCGTCTGCATTGTTAGTAAAGTTTAACATATATTTTATTGCAATATAACCATCACCTTTGAACATAAGTTTACCATCACGATAAACTGTACCAACACCGTCATTTATTATTATACTACAATTATTGTGATTAAATTTCATCTTTGTGCAGTCCAATAAAATACTCTGCATCAACTAGAACTAATGGTTTATGATTGTTACGTTTCAAAACCACAATCGGTTCATAGTCTTTACTATTTTCGACTGCCTGAGAATATGATTCCCATATGTTTACTTTTTCTTGATTTTTACATTCGATAGAATATGGAAACTTCTCTCTCGCAGCTCTTGCCATAATTAAATCTTCACCACCAGCACCCATTGACCTTGATTCTACATCTTCTGGATGAACTTCTAATTTTTCTATTAGTAAGTCACGAACCCATTGTTGTAATCTTCTACCTTTTGCTTTTGCACTTTGAGTTTTCAATTTTGAACCCACCTTGCATATTCCTTTTCACAATTTTCACAACGACACTTCGGACAGATTAATTCCATCTGTTCTCCATGACATTGTTCATCTTTTAATACTTTATCACAATGAGAATCGTTCCCACATAATTTACATTTCGTCATCTACAACACTCGCACTCACAACCAGTACAAACATCATTTGGACAACTTTCACAATCTTCATTACAATGACAATCACAACCACATTTTATGCATTTACAATCAGTCATAGTCCTCTCCAAAATCTTCGTCTATATATTCTTCATCATTATTTATCTGATTCCCACAAAAAGGACAGTACTCTATTTTATATAGAGAACTATCCATACTGTGTTTTATTTTGAATTCAGAATCACATGACTCGCAGAATATTAGTTTCATATTTCACAACCACCAGCAGCAGTACAAGCAAGTTCTTGTGAACCAATAGTCATATCAGTCTTTTCATAATCACCAAGTTTTGACCAATCCACAATCTTAGGCATTTTATTTAGTAACTCTTTATACATCTTTTCATCACAATCTTGATAAGGTGCTTGTTTATATGAGTGTTCACTAAATGGTAAGAATGATACACCAGACATATAATCAAAGTTTTCATATACCCATGCACCAACTTCTAACC